TTCAAATCGTACTGCTAAAATTTCATCTGGAATTACATTTCCATTTTCATCAAACATCTCAGGATGCGTGTAAGCAACATATTGCTGTTCCAAATGATGCTGTCTTGCTAACCATCCTACCATACCTCCTATCAAAAGTGCAAGAAATGTCATTACTGTTGTAAGAGTCAAAGTTACTGCTAAAGTTTCCATTGCATTCTCCTGGAGATTATTTTTTTCTTATGTCCAAATAGAAATTAAAGTGAAAAACAATTTCTCTTCTAAAGAAGGCAATCATATTCCCAAATTTTATCTGGAAGGTCTTAGGCTGGTCTAGACTTTTTCTCCTGTTTCTTAATAATAACTCAACCCCTCTATTAATTTGGGGTTCGTCATTATTTAGATTGCTTTTTTCTTCTTCCAGGTCTTCTATCACGACTGTATCTCCAAGCATCTTCAAGGATGCTATACAAATAATTTTTTATTTTCCTTGCTTGTGGTTTAGGAATATGATGATATGCTTCACGCAATTGTTGGTGTTCATTATCTTTCCCACCTTTAATATACTCCTCAAGTTCCAATACAACATCACTTAATTCATGAGCAGTAGAACTCTCAATAAAAGAATCTACTTCTGCCTTAGTAGTCTTACGGTATTTTAAATACTCATAAAACTTAAGTTGCATTTTTCCTTCAAAAGCATACTCAATAGCATGTTCAATCATATCATAAACGGTATCAAAATCGTCTTTCATTAGACCAAATTATTCTCCTTTAAGTATTGAACTGTTTCAGTACATCCACCTAGATTCTGGTCATTCATGACCACCTGAGGGAAAGTAGAACCTTCACCAAATTGTTCATAGAAACTATTACGATTAAAATCTCTATTGAGTTCGTAAATTACATGCTTAAGCTCTGCTAATTGCAAAACCTGAATAACTTTAACACAATAAGGACAACCTTGTCTTGAATAAACTGCAAAATTCTTATTTGAAGTGGTCATTACTTCTGGTTCTAAATTTCCTATCATTTGATTACCTGATCCCAATCTTTGTCAAAAATATCCAGTCCTTTATCAGTAAGAACATGGTTATACATTTTTGCAAATACATCCGGTGGCATTGTTACAAGATTTGCTCCATTATAAAATGATCTTGTTACCCTATGAACATCCCTAATAGAAGCAGCAAGAATTTGAGTCTCCTTTACTCCTTGCCTACAATAAAGATCAGCAATAGAACGAACAACTTCTAATCCAGCAATCGAATTATCGTCAAGCCGTCCAACAAAAGGAGAAACATATTTTGCTCCTGCTTTGGCAGCAAGAATTGCTTGTGCTGCATTAAAAATAAGAGTTACATTAACATTAATATGTTCCTTATTAAGTTCTCTACATGCAGCAAGACCATCTCTTGTACAAGGAACTTTAATTGTGGCAACCTTACCAAACTTCTTAAACAATCTCTTACCTTCAGAGATCATATTAAGTTTGTCTCCAATGACTTCCATACTAATATCTTGGACGCCAATATCCTTAATCTCCTGGTATACTTCCTCAGGATTTCTACCACTCTTTCTAATAAGAGTTGGGTTGGTTGTTACACCATCAATCAATCCTGTTGAAAAATGTTTACGAATAACATCCGTCTCAGCAGTATCTAAAAAGATCTTCATTTCCGAGTTTTCAATCATAATACCTCTTATATATTAAGCAAATTGTTTTAGTTGTTGTAAAATGTACTTATATGCTGTCACAATATCACCTTCGTCCTTTCTAAACAAATCCTTATCAAATCTTTCTTGGGTTCCTTTCTTCCATAACCTCATGTTATCTGGACTGATCTCATCTGCCAGCAGAAGATGACCTGAGGTTTTCTCATGCCCAAATTCTAGTTTGAAATCTACAAGAGTGATGTCCAGTTTATTAAAGAGTTCAACAAGAATATCATTAACCCTGAGTGCTTTGTCTGTCATCAAGTCTGTCAGTACGGGTGTGTAACCCATCACATTCAGTCTATCTGGAGTCAGTAGAGGATCATTTTTCTCATCATCTTTTAGATAGAACTCTACCAGTGGGTATGGAAACTTAATACCTTCTTTCACACCAGTTTCCCTCACTATACCACCTGCTGCTACGTTCCTCACTACTACCTCAATGGGAACGATATTTACATTCTCACATATCATTCTGTGCCCATGTATCTGGCGTTTGAAGTGAGTACGAATACCTTCATCTTCCAGTTTTTGAAAGAGAATAGCAGAGATGGTACAACATAGAGCTCCTTTGCCCTCTGGATAGTCTTCTTTCTCGCCATTGCCAGCAGTGACTTTATCGTAGTACTCGATCATCACTTCACTACCTTCATGCTGGTAGACTGACTTGACTTTCCCGTGTGTAATTAATAGCATATTTTACTTTTCCTCTGTAATTTGAAACCCAAATCCCGAACCTTGACTTTCCTTCAGATCAATACCAACTTCATCACAATAATCCCAAATAGCACAATCTACTTGCTCAAATAAAGAATCAAAGGTCATACGACGCCTAAGATCATTTGATACTTGATCTACATGCTCATCATCCAAGTCACGACCACAAGGTCTATCTCTAACTAATTGATTGAGGTTAATTATAATT